TGATGGTTTTCTTGAGCGTTGGAGACTGCGCTTTGTATGGAAATTTTAAATTGCGACTAGGTTGACTTCGATAACTCATCCACATCGCAACTCGGTGCATTATTACTTTTTTTGATTTACATCCTTATAACTATTATAGATATTCATTAGTATTTCATCAATGATATTATCATCAAACTTACCTAATGAACTTTCAGGATCGGTAAATGCGTAGTTAGTAATCCAATCTAAAACATCAAAGAATTTAGCAGTATCAATGCTACCTTCATTTGTAATTGCTTTAACTTCTAATTTATGTAGCTCTCTACGCGCTTTAAAGGTTATATCTGGTACATCAAATGTACCATGTTTTGTTTTTACTTTCATTATTCATCCTATTAAGATGAAAATGGCGTGAAATCGTGATTTAAATTTATGCTGTGGTTATTGTCACTACAGGATTGCTTGTATTAGCAGCATCATATGTGCATCTAAATGGAATAGCAGTTTTAAAGCCATCCTCATCAAAACTAATAGATGTTTGATCAATAATTGCTTTAGCGGCTGATATTGCAAATGTTCCATCAGTAATACTAATCGCACATACTGGTTCAGCGGTGTCAGCGTAAGTAATCGCTGCATCGGATTCCGCATCACGCTTAACAACCATACTACCAGTAACCTCATACCCACCTACGACATATCCCAATGGCGCAAATGCATTTGCAGCAGTATCAAATCCAACTCTATTGACTGCTTGTGCAATATTTAGCTCAAAAGAAAATAAAACTAAATCTTCTGCACTACCACCAGATGGAGTTATAGTTGTTGCAGAAAGATCATGCATATTAAAATAACTTGTTTGTGCTGCAATCGTGGTTTCAGTACCACCACTAAAAGAAATGTTTGCTTTGTCTGGATTAAATCCAGTTACAAACGTAGCTGAACCTGTAATTACTCCTCCATTACCGCCAATATCTCCAGATAATGTAAATGATGTACACATACAGCTTTTAAATGATATTGCAGTATTGGCTGCGCTTGCACTACCTTTATCAAAATACAATGTGACTGGAGTTGCTGTGCTACCACTAATGTTACTAGTAGTAGGCATTGAACCTAATAAAACATTTGTGCCATCACCATCACCAAATAATGCTAGACAAACTCGATTGATTGCTTGAGGTGATCCCATAAACTCTAATGTTACTTCATACATTCTATCATGTCGTTGCGCTTTTACCATTTCTGTTGATTGTGTTGCTCCGCCTGCGCCTTGCCTAAATGGAGCAACTGCTAATGTATGATTTGCTACTTCACTAAAACTATAACTCGTAACTGGCATATGAATTCTTGTAGCACCAGTAACTGCTTTTGTGCCAAATGTATCCTCAGTTCCAATAATAACATTGGTCTGTTGGCTGGTTTGAAATAGTGCGCTTTTAGCCATTACTTGTCCTCACTTTTAATTTTTTTAGTTTCTAATGCCTTTAATAATTCTTTTGATAATGGTAATAAAGACTTTGCAACCTCGCATTCCATACCTGCTAATAATTTAAGATGTGTACTTGCCTTTCCTAAACCGATAAAATTTTTACTATCTTCTAGATTCTTATATTCTGCTTTGGCCTTTACAATCATACTAACTCCAATGTCTGACATGTAAATGTTGTGATACTTCTAATTTTGTCATCTTCCTGCTCGTATTCAACGCTACCTACGCTACCATTACGAAATTGATTTGTACCACTTACACTGTATGTGTTATTATTAAATAATAATCTTTTTAATCTTTCTGTAACGCTCATTACTTGTTTAAATGAATTCTTTGTTATCTGATTACTCAAATCTAATTCGTATTGTATACTAATAGCCACTTCTCTTATTTGTCCATGTGAAAGAGTGTCAATGATTTCATCGCTAACAGGCTGCACAAGAAAACTTTGATTACCTTTATGCTCGTCATAAAATATTTGTATCCCAAATTCATTTGCAATAATACTATTAATGTTGTCAATAATTCTATCAAAGATGACATTTTCAAATGTGATAGCCATCATTTATACCTTTAAGGATGACATTATCTATAAATCTGCCCACTGCGCACAGAACCTACTTGAACTTCATCGGATTGAAATGTAATGGACCATTCATCATTTAGCGTGTAAACACCAGCTTGAAATCTAATTAGTGCGCCATATGCAAGGTCTTGGTAGTCTCCATTCATTACTTCAGCATCTACTGACTTATGCCTACGCAGGCCAGTATCATTCTTAGTGAATACATCGTACTTAACTGTACTTGCAGTGCCAGGAGAAAATGTTCCTGCTGTACTAATAACAACGCGAACTTCGTCATAATCTGTACTAGGTGGACCATACATTTTTAAATCTTCTATATATCCAGTGGTTGACCCATTAACGCTTATTTCTCTTATGACACCAGATTCTGAACGAAAAGATGATTCATTCCACATCACATAATCGCGTCTTTTTAATTTAGTTAGTAGTCCTTCATCACCTAATACACGTTCCTCAAGCTCGTCTGCTTTCTCTGGGTCTTGGCTACGCACTAAATCAGCACAGGCTAGTATCGCATTGCAACGAATTACTATAAAGTCATAAGATCTATCACTTGCGCCTTGATAGTTAGAATTACCGCGCTTATAGATAGGTCTATTTAAATAACTGCGCATGTGGTCTGCTTGCTCTTTAGTAACTTTAGTTTTTAAAGTATTCCAATCTTCACCAGCTTCAAATACGCTACTATTCAATGCGTTAACAGATGAAGAAGATAAAAAGAATTGGAAAGAGTCTGTAGTGCTTGAATAATTATACTCGTTATCTGCGTTTGGACTATCAGTTACAGCAGTCATCTCAATACCATCACGATACAACTGCTCGATATGTCCTGTATTCATTAATTGATATAAATTAGTTGTATCTGTTGTAATAAAATTACTCATTAATACGCGCTTACGATCATATCGATCTATATCACTAACAATTGCCTGTAAATCTGTGGTTGTGTTGCAGAATGCTTCTAAATAACTCATGCTTGTGCTATCTCATTTATATTACTACTAGTAGGTAATATGGTGACATCAGGTACATCAGCGCATATTATTAATGCAATAATAGTGCCTAATATTATATCAATATCCTTGCGAGGATCTTCTAAGGTTTTAGCTAATTCTTGCAATTCGTGCATTAAGTGTATAAGTCTATCAATTCTTTCTGCTTCATCCATATTTCTGTACGATTTCACAATATTTCTCTGGAGTACCTTTGCCTTTTGCAGTGTTATAAAACTGCTTCCACTGTGTTGCTTGTTCTTCTAGAGTTTTAGGCAATCTTTTAGGTATCCTACGTAGATGTAATCTGCAAAACACTATCTGCGCTGCTAAATTTGTAGTAAGAATATACTCCCAGTCTTTTTCTTTTGGCGCAGTAAAGTGTGACCAATCCAAGTAACAAGTGCTAGCAACTAATTTCATTAGGTCTTGACGATATTTTAAATAGTTTTCAATAATGTCTACAGCTACCCAAGGTTCACATTGATAAACTCCACGCGCTGGTCCTTTTATCTGCTCTAAATAAATATATTTAGACTCAACTAAACCAATGTTATAAATAAACTCTGATGCTTCAGAAGAATATAGGTCTATCTTCTGCAAGACACGCTTAATGAGTCCTTTCATTTGGTCTGGATTAATCATTTGCGCTTCATCTTTTTCATCATTTTATTTTTCTTCTTTTTACCTTTCTTTTTCTTTTTACTATGTCCTTTATGATATGGCATTATCTTGCACTCCTTACTTTACTTCTTGTTCTTTTACTATATTTAGCGCGTTGTGTACCTTTTTTATTTGCAGCACGCTTTAGCCTATTCTCATAAGCTCTTTGTGACTTCGTTAATCCTTTACGAACACTAGCAGGCAAGTACCTACCGCGTTTTCTACGTGGCTTTTTCTCATCACCTTTAGTCACATAACCCCATTTTTGCTTGGTCCACTTCTTTAAACTTTTTTGTGATTTCTTCAAGGCCATTACTTATATCCACCACCTGCGCGTTTGTATGCTAAAGCCAACATCTGCGCTTTCCTAGCACTCCACTGCCCAGCTCTACCGCCTTTATTACCTGCTTTGATACGATTAAATATTCTTTTACGTAGTGTAGGCTTTGTATAGTTACCTGCTTCGTTAACTCGTGATTTACGTTTTTTCTTCATTTGCCTACCTTCTTCATTGCACTTGTATGTGACTGGCCAAAGGTTGCACCTTTACGCATTGCAGACACCATAGCTCGTAAATGCTTTGCAGTGTGATGTCTGGCATGCCTACGCATTGCTGCTACTTGTCTTTTACTTAATCCTGTTACACTAATACCTTTTACTTTCATTACCATTTCACCTTATTGGCCCAATACGCAGCACTCATTTTACCTTTTGCAATATTTCTGGCGTGACGAGCTTTAAATGATTTGCGCTTGGCTTTCATTCGCGCTGACTCACCTCGTCTTGGCTTACCAGCAGTTCTTGCACCTTGCTGACCAAAGCGTATCAATTTATATCTATCACCAGACTTTGCCATAACAACGTGTGATTTAGTCTTGTGCGAAGGTGTACGCTTTGGCTTATTTACTCCGCGCAGGTTTAACCTACGCATAGTTGCTCTAACTCTGCTAGGTACTGCCACTATCAGTCAGCTTCTAAATTAACCGCTTCAGCTAGTTTATCAGTACACATATCGATGGCCATCTTTGCTACCATCTTTTGTTCTACATCACCAAATCCAGGTACATCAGGAATTTTAGCAGCTATAGAATTAGCAAGCTGATTTTCAAATGCTTCAGATTGCAATACTTTAACTTGCGACTTAATTAAACCATTTAATAGGTCCTTTAGTATCTTTATTAACTTTTTCATTATATTAACCTCATTATTGTATTAATTATGATTGGTAAGCTAACCACAGCCACAGTTCCAAGTACCTGCATCTTAGCAATAGATTTTTCGTGACTATCAACTTTTCCATTCAACTTTTCTAAATGTTTTTCCACGCGGCCAAGCGTTGAGTATATATTTTTAAGTCTTTCATCGTGCTTGACAAGAAGTGCATATATGTCTTTGTTATCCATTAGTGTTTACTACCACCATTTAATCTTCCAGACATATAACTAATTTTATCTGAAAGATCATCAACTTCACTCATTAAAGATTCATGTCTACGATTACGCTCATCTGATTGTTGCTCTGAATCTCTTTGAATTCTATCGAGAAGTTTAAGTAATATTCCTTCCACATTCGTTATTGTCTCTTCAGACCTAGCTTGACTAACTGCTAAGTTATCCAAACTTTCATTTTGTGCAGTCTGAGATTTAGTCAGGTTTACCAACATGTAACCTAAAAATACAACACAAAAGCCTGTTGCTCCTAATGTACTATAACTTTCTAATAATGTTTGTGTATCCATACTATTTCCGCTTTTTCTTACCCCAAGACAAAGGATTGATATTAAACTCTTTTTCATAAAAAGAAATTTTTTCTGCTAATTCTTGTCTTTCTATTTCTTCTTCTGTAATATGCTTGTTAAGCAGGTTTTCAATTTGCTCATCCGCAGTTGCCACTTGATTTTCCAACGTCTTAATCCTACTTTCAATTTGCCAATAGCCATAGACCAATGCGGCAACCAAAATGAAAATTTGCCCCAACCATTTAAGATTAATAGAAACAATGGCATTATCATCAAGAATGGCAGTGCGATAACTTCTAGCTGTATTTGGTTTTCCACTCATCTAGCTACATCTTCAAACTGATGATGTATCCAACACCAATTTGATTGAGAATATACATTTCCATGATAATAATGAATAACTGAATCAACTCCCATCACTTCTATAAAAACTGTATTTACCATTGTATCCGATGGTGTGACTTGTAGGTTTCCTACGCTCCATCCTTGACTGCATCCGCCTATTAAATTCATACTTAATAGGAATGTTATAACTTGTACTAACTTTTTCATTTTTCATCTGTCTGTTACTTTATTATTAATTATTTTATGCTTTACTATATCGATGCGCCCATGATTATCTGAATCTTTAATAGAGTCACACTGATTAACATACTCTTGCTCAATAGTTTTAAAACTATCAGATTTCTTAACAATTTCTTGACCAACTCGCAAAAAATACTTTTTACTATTTGGATATGTTAAATCAATAAGCGTGCCATCATTTAACTTAAATTTCTTGGTCATGCCTTGTTTGTTATTTAAATGAATAACAATATCATTATCATGGGCGCATCTAACAATCATTAGTCGTTCTCGTCTCCTGGGTCGTGAGGTGAGTGGTCTTTAGACTTAGCTATAGACTCTTCAAGCAATTTTACAAAAGCGTTTTTATTAACTGCTAACTGCTCTTGCATAAACATATTACTGTTTATCTTATCGTCTATATTTTTCAAATGTAGATACATCTGCTTTTGCTCATCGTTTAAGTCCTCATTAACATCATATTCGACATCATTAAGCATTAACTTTGGCGATTGATTTTCTTTTTTAGCCATTTTTTAGCTCCTTGTTAGTTAATTAATCTTTTAATGGTTCTACTATTACCTTACCATTCTCATCAGTCCAATTCGTATCTATCATATGCTGGTCTTGTCTTTCACCTATAACTAACCAAGAAACAGTTGCAGTTGAATCTGTGTTTTGACAAGATATAGTTAATTTATTTCCACTTACAGAGCCTTTTACAGCATCCCAGTCAGATTCATTAGATGTAAAACATTGTATATCTGTGTTTAGCAATACAAATGTGCCTTCTGACATTCCTGAAACTGTATCTAGATTTATCTCAACAGAACCACTTGAAAGAGTTGCTTTACCTCTATAAATATTATCTGCTTGTGGAGCTTCGACAAAACTATGAACTAAATGGTGAGTGTCTTTTTTAGACTCAAGTGGATGGTCTATTTTAAACGAACCTGAACCTTTTGATAATGCTCCACTAAAAGCAACAGCTTGACTACTATCTATCATCATTGCATTAGTAGCTCCAGTCCATATACCAAACGAATCATTATTATGGTCATAAACCATTTGACCTCTGTAAGCACTAGCACCAGTTCCATCAGCAAAAAATATTCCACTAGCGTGAGTGGTATTTCCTGATAAAAATGTCATTCCACCATTATCAGGACAATCGAGAACTAATTGAGTAGCGTAATAATCGTCAGGTGAATCAGTTCCAATTCCAATATTGCCCACCTCATCAATACGCATACGTTCTGTTGGTGCAGTATCTGTAGTTGCATTTCTAGTAGCAAAAACTAAAGAACCTTTAGTATTGCCCGATGAAGTACCTTCAAAAAATCCAATTTCGGCTGGAAGCTTAGTAGTGCCATTTGTGTAACCAAAACCCATAGTAAAGTAATGATTGGCATTATCTCTGCCAGTAATCGCTACTTGAGGAGTTCCA